CACAGAAAATGCCATTAAGAACTATTCTCTTGGGCCATTAAACCCAGACTTACCTAACAAAGAATACTGGTCAAAGATGGCCAAGTCATTCCGAATCACTCCAGACGAAGCTAAACGTCAACGCTGCGGTAACTGCGAATACTACGAAAATACTCCATCCATGTTTGAAATGATGGAAGAAATCCCATTAAACAAATACGACTTATACGATGGTCAAGCACAGCGTGGCTACTGTCATAAGCTAGACTTTATTTGTCATAACTCTCGTCTATGTTCTGTATGGGAAGAAAAAGAATTTGAGATGGAGGATTAATTATGCGTAATATGGATAAGATTGCAGCAAAGATTGGCAAAGTAATGGGCGAGTATAAAGACAAAGAGTTACATTCAGGCAAAGGTGGCAAGGTCGTTAAGAATCCTAAACAGGCTATTGCTATTGCTTTATCTGAAGCTGGTGTAGCTAAGAAGAAAGGCAAAAAATAATGCGTGACATGAACAAAATTGCTGAAAAGATGGACAAACTCTGGTCAGGTGGCAAGTTCCGTACGGTCAAACCTACAAAGACACAAGAAACATATAAAACTATTGATGCGGAAATGGCTAAATTTGCTAAAGGCAAAAAATAATCAAGAATGAACGACCATTGGGCAATAATACTATTAGCTGTAATAGCTAACTTAACACTCGTTATAAACGCAATACATCATTGGTAACACTATGACAACTTGGGATGATTACGTTAAAAAAGTAATGACAAAGCAACCAGCTAGTTCTGGTGGATTACAAGCGTCTAATTATCCTGCGCCATATGGCTTACGTGCATTTATGTTATCTAATGGCAGTTATGGTGGGCAAATGATGCCTAAGACTACAGGTTGGATGGGTGAAATACCATCGCTACAAGGTGGTTCTATTACAGAATACTCATTAGGTGGCAATACACCTTCTGAACCATTTTATCCTATGGTCACAGAAAACATGACATCACCAATGATTCGCAATTTACAAAACTTAGAAGCTGGCTTGTTATCTGAAAGAAGTCCTGAAGCTGAACAATTAAAACGTAACGCATATAATGAATACTTGAGAAAAAAATCATTAGGTCAATCAGCATTTAAAGATTACAACTAACATTAACAACAGGGTGACCACCCATTATGGAGTCACATAAACATGGCAGAAATAACAGAAACAAACCCAAGAGGTGCAGGTGCGCCATTAGGCAACCAAAACTCTAGTAAAAACAATCGTTTGTGGGCTGAAACAATTAAGCGAGTTGTAGTACAAGGCGATGGTGAAACATTACGCAGAGTAGCAGAGGCTTTAATACTAAAAGCACAAGAGGGTGACATAGCTGCTATAAGAGAATTAGGCGATAGACTTGATGGCAAGTCAGTAGCAACAACAGAGTTAAGCGGTGCTGATGGTAAAGATTTAGTCATTAATGTAATAACAGGCATAGATGACAACAGTTAGCACAGGGTATCAGCCACGTGACCCACAGAATGAAATACACAGGGCAGTAAGGGATAATCGGTTTGTAGTATGTGTAGCGCACCGGAGGATGGGTAAGACGGTAGCAGCTATAAACCAGCTTATACATAGTGCGTTAAATAATAAGCAGGCAAACCCACGTTACTCTTACATTGCCCCAACGTACTCTCAAGCCAAGCGAGTCGCATTTGATTACCTAGTAGAGTTCACAAGACCATTAGGTGCAACAGTAAACATCGCTGAGTTACGAGTAGACTTTATGGGCAGACGTATCAGCCTGTATGGTAGTGAGAATGGTGACAGCTTACGAGGCCAGTATTTTGATGGCGTAGTGCTAGATGAGATTGGTGACCAAAACCCAAAGATATGGAATGAGATTATCAGGCCAGCTTTAGCGGATAGAAAAGGTTACTGCTTATTTATAGGCACACCAAAAGGCAACAACCATTTTAAAGAGTTTAGAGATAGAGCCGAAACAGCAGAGGGTTGGAAGCTGCTAGAGTTCAAGGCAAGTCAAACAGGTTTAATAGATGCACAAGAATTGTCATCAGCCAAGAACGAGATGGGTGAAGACAAATACATTCAAGAGTTTGAGTGTAGCTTTGATTCACCGGTAGAAGGTAGTTACTACGGCAAGCTAATGAACGAGGCTGAAGAAGCTAATCGCATTGGTGTAGTGCCTAGAGATGACTTAAGCAATACGTTTACTGCTTGGGATTTAGGTATGTCTGATAGCACCAGCATTTGGGTGGCACAAGTAGTAGGTAAAGAAGTAAGGCTAGTGGACTACGTAGAGAATCACAGTCAATCGCTAGAGTGGTATGTAAACTGGCTACGTGATAACAACTGGCACAAGGCCACACACATATTGCCACATGACGTTGAAGTAAGAGAACTAGGAACTGGTAGGTCACGTAAAGAGATGTTGATGGAGTCAGGGCTTGAGATAATCATAGCACCTAAACTATCAGTAGCAGATGGGATACAATCAGTTAGGCGTTTATTACCTAGATGCTGGTTTAATAAAGAAACAACAAAGCAAGGCATTGACTGTCTAAGAAACTATAGACGAGTGTATGATGAAAAGCGTAACGTGTTCTTTGACACACCATTACACGACTTTGCGTCACACGGATCAGATGCTTTCAGATATTTAGCAGTAGGCTTAAACGAACCTGATTCGTCATGGACTCAGCCACTTAACGTAAATACTAAATGGGTAGTGTAAATATGGATGAATTAGAACTAAAGACGATTATCTCCACAGAGATTGACAACTCCATCGGTTACTTGGAAACAGAAACCGTTGAAGACCGTGCCACCTCTATGGACTTTTACCTACGTAAGCCTTATGGCAACGAGGTAGAAGGTAAGTCATCAATAGTTACTGGGGAAGTCGCTGAAGCAGTAGACGGTGCATTACCTCAACTAATCCGTGTTTTCACGTCTAGCGAAGACGCTGTGCGTTTTGAGGCTACTAAAGATGGTGGCGATGAGTTCGCTGACCAAGCGTCTGATGTAGCCAACTGGGTATTCTACAAGCAGAACGATGGCTTCTTAATCATGCACAACTGGTTCAAGGATGCCTTGATGCAGAAAGTCGGTGTGGTTAAGGCTTACTGGTCTGAAGAGAAAGACATCACAAAAGAAACCTACGAAGGTTTGACTGATGATGAACTCACCATGCTAATGATGAATGATGAGTTTGAGATACTAGAACAAGAAACATTGACAGATATGCGTGAAGGTATGCCTATGGTTACTACGCACAACGTCAAAATTAAACGTACTAAAGACAAGTCCAAGATTGTTGTAGAGAACGTACCACCTGAAGAATTCCTGATTGATAAACGTGCAAGGTCTATCCAAGACGCACAGTTTGTAGCACACCGTAAACGTATTGCCCGTGGTGAATTGATTGCTATGGGTTACGACAAAGACGTTGTAATGAACATCCCAGTAGGTGACCGCCTAACATACAGTCCAGAGATATTGGCACGTTACTCACAAGGCGAGATACCACAGGACATTGTAGACGTAGATGACGCAATGCAAGAAGTTGAAATATTTGAGTGCTACATCAAAGTAGACATGAACAAGTCTGGCTTGCTTGAGTTACGCAGAGTTATGTACGCAAACAACACAATCTTGGATGACGAAGACTGTGACTATGTGCCTTTCCACTCTGTATGCCCATTCCCAATCCCACATAAATTCTTTGGTCAATCATTATCTGACCGCACGATGGACTTGCAACTAATCAAGTCTACAATCATGCGTCAAATGCTAGACAACTTGTACCTAACTAACAACTACCGTGTTGGTGCAGTAGAAGGCCAAGTAAACCTAGATGACTTGCTAACATCAACTGCTGGCGGTGTAGTACGTATTAAGAACGCAGGTGCTATTGTGCCTATGACTGTTCAATCTACAGCATCACAATCATTCCCTATGATGGAATACTTGGATGGCGTACAAGCTAAACGTACTGGCGTTAGCGACATGCAACAAGGCTTAGACCCAAATGTATTGCAGAACGTATCAGCCACAGCAGTAGCGGCAATGACACAGCAATCAACCGGCAAGCTAGAACTAATAGCACGTATATTTGCTGAAACAGGTGTTAAATCATTGTTTAAAGGTATCTTGCATTTAATGTGCAAATACCAAAATTCAGTACAGACAGCACGAATTCACAATAGCTACGTACAGTTTGACCCACGCGAATGGGATACAGAATACAACGTAACTATTAACGTAGGTTTGGGTAACGGTAATAGACAAGAACAAATAGCCATGCTACAAATGATACTTGCCAAACAAGAACAAATCATTCAGCAATATGGGCCAACCAATCCACTTGTTTCCGTTACCCAATACCGTAAGACACTTGGTCGCATGATTGAGATGGCTGGCTTTAAAGACACGACTTCATTCTTGAACGAGGTTACACCTGAAGTTGAACAAGGCATCCAGCAACAAGCAGCACAGGCAGCACAAGGTCAATCAGACCCAACAGCTATCTTTGCTGAAGTTGAGAAAATGAAAGCGCAACTACAAGCACAGACAGCACAAGCTAAGATGCAAGCAGAACAAGCTAAACAACAAGCACAGATACAACTAGCGTCAGAGAAACTACAAAGTGACCGTGAACAGGCAATGGCTGACATCGCTATGAAGCAAGCTGAGTTGTCAATGCAAGAAGAAAAAGCAGCACTAGAGATTGAGATGCAACGAGTTAAACTTGTGCAAGACGAAGCAATGGCTGACCGTAAGCAATCATTAGAAGAACGCAAACAAGTTGTAGCAGAGTTAGAAATGGTAAGCCAAAGTCTAAACGACATCACAGATGTTGAGATAGCTAAAGCTGAATTATCTAATCTATTAGCACAGTTGAGGGAATAGTATGGCAACAATAACTGGATTAACTAGTTCTGCTATTGGCGGTTCAAGCATGAGTTCTATTGGTCAATTAACTCCAGCCCAAAAAGCTGCTGCTGCACAAACTAAAGCAGTTACTGACAAAGTTAAAACATTAACTGCTGTTACAGTAGATGCTAAACCTGCTGCATTGTCACCAGGTGAAGTAGTTAAACTTACTAATGCTAAAGGCAAAGTTGAGTATTACGTTGGTACTTATGACGGCAAACTATCTAAACCATTAACTTCTGTATCAAGTGCTGTTAGTGCTGTAAACACACAGATTAAGAAAGCTGAACAAGTACAAGCAACTGCATTACGTACATCACAAAAGATTGAAGAATCAGAGTTAAAGCAATCATTGACTGAAGCAGGATTGCCTGCTAAAGAAATTAAAGCAATACTTGCAACAGAGAAAAAAGCTAACACGGAAGAGTTAACTCAATATAAAGGGTTACTTGCAGAACCAATGTTGCAATATGGCGTGCGTGATGCAGCAACTAATACGTTTGTAAATAATGTAGTTAATGGCGTTACAACGCCAACAGCAACACCAAAATCATTGCTTACGCTTGATGACCCAGTTTTAACTCCTAAAGTACAAGCAAACATCCAGTCTGCTAACGATGCTGTAGCTGAGTTCCAATTATTAAAAGGTATCACGCAACCATTTTTACGTAGTGGCAATACAACATCTGGCATAAATACATACGCTATTTATCAAGCATTAGATAATGGCTCAATTATTGCAACTAAAGATAATACTGGCATAACTACTGGTTATACAGTATCTCCAGAAGTTGCTGCAAAAGGTGGTGACCAAAGTGGCTTTATAGATGCAACTGGCATGAGTAAAGCTAGTGCTAGGGCATTAGGTTTAGTTTTAAATAACGATGTTGTTATTGGTGGTAAAGCCAATGTAGTTACTGATGTCAATGACAACCATTATGTTTATGATGCTAGTGGTGCTGACCGTTACGGCACACAAAAGCCTTTATTTGATACAGGCAGAGTAGTTGATTCTGGCCTAAAAGACGCAAACGGCAATCCAATAATGAATAAAGTGTTTGCTGAAGTATCTACAGATAACTCCAAACGCAACTATGTATCAGTCGTAAGCAATTATATACAGCAACCAGATGGCACATTCACATACGGTGGTATTGATAGCACAGATTACACACACATAGAAGGCTTTAATCCAATTAAAGCATTGGTTATTGCTGGTATGTCTGCTGGTGCTGGGTTAGCAACTGGCCCATTAACCGGTTTTACTGGTGCATTAGGAAATACAGTAGCTGGTGCTGCTGCAGGTGTTACAGGTGCTGCTCTATCAGGTAGCAACATAATTAGAGGTGGGCTATTAGGTGCGCTTGGTGGCTTTACTTTAGGTGAAGTCAGGGCTGCCGCACAAGCTGCTGGTGGTTATGACAATTTATTAGGTCAAGTAGGTACTGGTAACCTTTCATCATTTACTCAAGCAGGACAAGACGCTGCTGCTTTTGCTAACTCTGCTGCTGGTTCAGCTAGTGGTGTTGATGGTGGCGGTGGTGGGTTAGTTGGTGGTGGTGAAAGCCAAGCTAGTATAAATTTTGGCTCAGACGCTTCAGTTGCCAATGGTGGATTTACTAATGCAAATAATCTTGCCAATACTACCGTAAACGATTATTTAAACAGCTTTAATGCTGATGGCACACTTAAAACAATAGACTTGGCTAATTCTGATTATTATACAGATGGCACAAAACGAATAGGTGGCGCTACAAATACATCATATATTGATAATGCTTTAGATAGGTTTAAATTAGATAATTGGTCTAATGACCAAACAATGGTAGAAAACTTTACAGGTGGCCCAGCTACAGATAATGGTATTCCTGGTGTAAATCCTGATGGCACATTTAAACAAATAGATTTAAGCAATAGTGACTATTACACAGATGGCACACCAAGAGTTGTAACACCATCAGTTACTCCTAACGGACTACTTGATACAATAATAAATGCAGGTTCAAATGTTGTTAATACGTTAGGTGTTGGTGGCACAATCTTAGCTGCCGGTGCAGTTGTTCCAGAGATTGTAAAAGCAGTTACTCCTGAGCCAAAAACAGACAATACTGTATATACAGCACCATTAATAAACAATGTAATGATGCCAACGAATAAAGTACCAAGTTTTACACAGAACTATAACAACTTGTTTAACCGTCAAGGCGTAGGCGCAGGTCAATACTTAGGTTACGATTACTTAAACAACATAAACGTGCCACCAGAATTAATGGGTTTACTAGGTACATCTGCACAAGCTAGACCAACATCGCTTACAATGCCTACACCAACATCAATAACACCGGCATAACATGAACAGAACACAAGAAGCACAGTTGTTACTTGGAAACGAGTTTTTTAAGACAGTATTTCAAGAACTAGAGGACTTGCAGCTATCACGGTTTGCAAACTCAAATGAAGAAGATATAAGTGGTCGTGAATTAGCGTATGTAAAGCTAGCCACATTGAAAGAGATTAAATCGCATATAGAATCAATCGCAGCATCAAGCGAAATTCGTGATAAGCGATGGAAGATTTGGTAACTTTTTACCAAACGCAGTCAGGGCGTATCTGAATATAGGAAGTAAACAATGGAAAATACCATGACCCCAGCTACTGGGAATGGCACGGTGCAAGAAGCAGCAAGCCAATTTTTTGACATGATGGAAGAAGCGGAAAACCCAGAAGGGCAAAATGAAGCTGAACAAGAATCAGACGAAATTGAGGAAGGCGAATCAGACGAGGAAGAACTAGAAGCCTCTGAAGAACTTGATAGTGAAGACGAAGATGAGGAACAGGAATCAGAACCTACTTACCGTATTAAGATGGCTGGTGAGGAACGTGAGATAACCCAACGTGAACTTATTAAGTTAGCACAGCAAGGCGCAGATTACACCAAGAAGTCACAGCAAGTAAGCGAACAACGCAAAGCGTTAGAAACTGAAGCTGCGGCTATACAAGAGGCTAAACAGCTACGCAACGAATACGCACAACGATTACAAGCAATGCAGCAAATGCTACAGGCTCAACAACCGGAAGATGATTTAGATTATCTACAGGAAAATGACCCGATTGGCTACGCTGTTAAAGTTGCTGATATGACTAGGCGTGAAAAGCAAATGAACGCAATTGAGTACGAACGTCAACGCATTGCCCAACAGCAACAAGCGGAAATGTCCGAACATCAACGCAGACAAGTTGCTGCGGAAGCAGAAAAGGTCACAGAGTTAATTCCTGATTACTCAGACGCAAAGAAAGGTGCTACATTGCGGCAAGAGTTACGTGCCTATGCTAAAAGCATTGGGTACACAGACGCAGAGATTGGTGCAGTTTATGATGCACGAACTGTTAAGGCTCTGTACGATGCAATGCAATACCAAAAGTTAGTTGAGTCTAAACCAGGCGTATCTAAGAAAGTGCAATCTGCACCTAAGATGATTAAGTCAGGAACATCAACTAATAAAACAAGTACAACAGAATCGCAGAAGCGCCAATTCAACAAGTTGAAATCAACTGGTAGAGTTAAAGATGCTGCTGCATTATTTGAGAAATTTTTATAAAGGAATAAGAAATGCCAACCTATCAAACCTATACGGCCATTGGCCAACGTGAAGACTTAATGGATGTTATCTATAACATCGCCCCAACAGAAACACCATTCATGTCATCTATCGGTAAAACATCTGCTACTGCTCGTTTACACGAATGGCAAACAGATACACTAGCTGCTGCTGTAACAACTAACGCTGCGATTGAGGGTGCTGCTGCTACTTCAGCAACTATCACTCCATCCGTACGTTTAGGCAACCGCGCACAGATTTCACAAAAAACCATTGCTGTATCTGGTACTTTGGAAACTGTAAACAAAGCAGGCCGTCGTTCAGAGAAAGCCTATCAATTGGCTAAAGCCTCTAGCGAACTAAAACGTGACATGGAAGCAACATTGTTGTCAAACAACGTAGCTGCTGATGGTAACGGTTCATCTACTGCTCGTACATTGGGCGGTTTACAAGCATGGTTAAGTTCTAATTACTCTGGCGGTACTGATGGTGTTGCTGGTTCATTAGGTACTACTGCTCGTGTAACAGGTACTGACCGTGCATTTACAGCAACACTATTGAACACAGTAATGCAATCTGCATTTACTAACGGTGGTTCACCAACAATGTTGTTCGTAACTCCAGCACAAAAAGTTGTTGCATCAACATTTACTGGTATCGCTACTCGTTACCGTGATGTTCCTGCTAACCAACAAGCACAAATCGTAAACGCTGCGGATGTATACGTGTCTGACTTTGGTATTATCCAAATCGTACCAGACCGTTTCATTCCTAACAGCGATAACGATGATTGCGCTTTCTTGATTGATACAGAGATGGCTTCAGTTGCTTACCTACGCCCATTCCAAACTAACGAATTGGCAATCACAGGTGATGCAACCAATACACAACTTTTAGTTGAGTATACATTGCAAGTAAACAACCAAGCAGCACACGGTATCATTGCTGACTTAACCTAGTAGAAAATAAACTCCCTGTGTTGACTCATGGGGAGTTTTATTGGAAATATAAATGGCAAACATACTATACGAAAATGGTAAGAAAACAGAATTTCTTGATAATGGCTCAGATGTCATTGTCAAACAAACGCAAGACATTACTGGAATCATTGAGTTTAATAAGGCTCAGTACAATGAAACAGATTCTAGGGCAAGGTGGAGTGATGATGCAGTAGGTAACAAGGTTGCATCTATACCGCTAACAGTATTTCAAGACCTTGAGAAAAAAGGCATCACTCGTGGATTTACGATTATAGACCACAAGCGATTTAAAGAATTTTTAAATAATCCTGATAACCAAGTATTTAGAACCAGACCAGGAAGAATATAAATGGCATTTACAACATACGCAGAGTTACAATCTACGGTTGCAGACTATCTTGCACGTAGCGACTTAACAAGCCAAATACAGGACTTCATTTCACTAGCTGAAACAAGGTTAAACCGTGACTTGCGTATTCGTCAAATGCTGACATACACAACAATCACAATGACGGCTGATTCACCAAACGTAACCATCCCTGCTGACTTCTTGTCTATACGGGATATTCATATTATTGGTTCGCCAGTTTACACATTAAAGTATGAGTCACCATCTAACTTGTTTAGGAACACAGACTCATACATTACTGCATTACCTAAGTTCTACACGACAGTAGGCGCACAGTTTGTATTCTCACCAATACCTGATACAGCTTATGTATTGCAAATACTTTACTATGCTAAACCACCAGCATTGAGTAATGCAGTTACATCTAACGTATGGCTAGTAAACTGCCCAGACGCATTACTATACGCAGCACTAGCTGAAGCAGAACCCTACTTAATGAACGATGCACGTGTAGCTACATGGGCTGCATTGTATGACAGGGCTATTGCAGCAGTAACAGCAAGCGATGACAGTTCTGAGAACGCAGGTTCACCATTAGCAATAACAATAGCTGCGAGGTAGTATGCAAAGAATAAACTTAGGCGAGTGGACACCAGACCAACCAGGTATCTCTGGTAGTTTGACAACTGCAACTAATGTAGTACCACAACAAGTGGGCTATGGCCCATTCCCATCAGCAGCAGTTTATTCTTCTGCCGCATCACAACCTCTATTGAGTTCATTTGCTGGCGTTTACGGTAATACATTGGTGTTATTTGCTGGCGGTGCTACTAAGCTATTTAAGTTTAATGACTTAACTACTGCTATGGCTGACGTATCTAAAGCAGGCAGTTACACATCAACTGATGGCTGGGAATTTGCTCAATTTGGTGACATTGTTATTGCAGCCAATAATGAAAACGTATTACAAGCATGGAACTTAACATCATCTACTTTATTTGCTGACTTATCTGCAAGCGCACCTATAGCTAAGTTCGTTACGGTTGTTCGTGACTTTGTTGTATGTGCTAACATTGGTTCTGGTACAAATCCAAGCAAAGTGCAATGGTCTGATTTAAACGATGAAACAGACTGGGTATCAGGCCCTACAAGCCAATCAGATTACCAAGAGATGTCAGACGGTGGCAACATTACTGGCTTAACTGGTGGTGAATTTGGTCTAGTGTTAATGGAACGTGCCATTGCACGTATGACTTACTCAGGTTCACCATACTTCTTCCAGTTTGACATTATTTCCCGTGGTTTAGGTTGTATTGAACCTGGGTCTGTAGCACAATATGGCAGTACAACATTCTTCTTATCTGATAATGGCTTTTACTCATGTAATGGTCAAGCATTAGAACCAATTGGTGCTGAAAAAGTAGACCGATTCTTCTTAGATGACGCAGACCAAGCAGCTTTATCTCAAATGAGTGCAACTATTGACCCATTACGCAAACTAGTAATATGGGAATACCGTGATAACAATCAAAATAGTTCATTATTGATATACAATTGGCAAGTAAAACGCTGGTCTTACGCTATTACTGACGCAGATTACCTATCAACAGCGACAACACCTGCATTGACGCTAGACGCATTAGACGTATTTGGTACAGTAGATACAATTACTACCTCATTTGACTCACGCGTTTGGGTTGGTGGTAAAGCTACATTGGCTGGTATACGTGGTAATAGTATAATTACCTTTACTGGTGGCAATACTGGCGCTGAAATTGCTACAGGTGATATTGAGTTATCACAAAACTCTATGGTTGGCGTAATTAAACCAATAGTAGACCAAGGTTCATGCGATGCACAGATAGCCTCACGTAGAGGTCTTAACGATGACATTAATTACAGCGCAACAAGCGTACAAAATGCTGATGGTCGTTGCCCAGTTCGTTCTGCCGGCAGATTTCATCGTATTAAGCTATTACCTACAGGCGATTGGACAGCAGCAGTAGGCATGGACATTGAAGCAGCAACACAGGGCAATAGATAATGGTTCAATTCATCACATTACCACAGGGCGGTGCAGACCAACGGCAAGTTGCCGAGGTTGTCCGTGGTATAATGGATGGCAAGACCAATAATACAGGCACGATTACATTAGCCACAGGCAATGCAACGTCTACAACGCTATACAACGAACGTATTGGCTACGAATCTGTCATTCTGTTGACACCTGATTCATCAGCATCGCAAAATGACTCAGCACCTTACGGATGCTTTACGAATAACACAGACCAAACAGCACCAAGTGTAGGTGCTACTGCCGTAGTTATTTATGACACAACAGAAGAATCAAATGGCGTATATCGTGACACAGTAAACACATCACGTATTTACGTTAGAAACGCTGGTATGTATAACGTGCAATTTTCTTTGCAATTGGTCAACAAAGACAATGCCGTGCAGTATGCTGATATTTGGTTTAGAGTAAATGGCGTAGATGTACCAAGAAGTGCAAGCCGCTTTGATATACCAATAAGAAAAAACGCTACAGAGTGGGGACACGTTGTTGGTACTGTAAATACATTTCTTGACATGGCTGCTGGTGACTACGTTGAAATTGCAGGCACAACATCTAGCACATTAGTCGGATTAGAACATTATCCTGCTGACACAGGTATACCAAGACCAGCTATCCCTGCCGTAATTTTAACTTTGCAGTATATTTCTGTTGATTCTATTTCAAACGTGTACATAAGTAGTCAGACTAGAGGTAGTGCTGTCATATCACATTATGCAAATAGCACGGCAGATAAAACTTATAAATACGTTATAGTCGGATAATGGAAGCTAAATTTATACCGCCAAACGAGTTAAGAGAATGGTGGGCATTTGCAAAGGAAGGTCTACAGGCTGTTTTAAATAAATCGCCTGAGGATTACATCCAAGAAGAAGTTTTTGTGGCTCTATGGCTTCAGAAATCAATGCTATGGGTGTTCCTAGATGGTGAAAAGCCTGCAGGTTTTACTGTACTAACACCAGAAGGTGATAATTTGTTTGTTTGGGCAGTATGGGGCAAAGAACCGCAAAGTTATGAAGTAGTAGCGGAGTGCTTTGATATTATTAAAGGTATAGCCAAGCAGGGAAACGCAAAGAGTATTACATTTGGTTCTCATCGTCTTGGATGGGATAAACTAGCAAGAAAATTAGGATTTACACCTAGACAATGGGAATTAAGATTAGAGGATTAAGATTATGAGTTCAAAACCACAAAACGTCACACAAGTACAGTCAATTGACCCAATGCTACAGCCTTTTGTCAAGCAAGGGCTAAATAATGCTACGAGTTTATATAATCAGCAGACAGCAGTTGATGCACAAGGCAACTTAATTAATCCAGCGTATTATCCTGGTCAAACTTATGTAGGCGCATCAGACCCAACACAAGCTGCTTTGTTAGCGCAACGTAATCGTGCTATGCAAGGTAATATGCTTAATCCTACAGCACAACAACAACAATTAAATACAATTAGCGGTGATTACCTAGCTGGCAACCCATTCTTTGGCGGTGCATTTAAAGGTGCAGCAGAACAGGCTACAAACGCGTATAATCAATCTGTAAATTCAGCATTGTCTAACGCATCACAAGCAGGTCGTTATGGTTCTGGCGCAATGAACACAGCATTAGGTGGCGCAGGTCAAACACTTGCGAACTCACTAGCTAACACAGCCGGCAATCTAGCGTATCAAAACTATGGCGCAGAACGCAGTATGCAACAACAAGCAGCACAAAATGCACCATCACTAGCACAACAAGATTACTATGACATTAACCAACTAGCACAAGCTGGTCAAGGTTACGAAGGTTACTCACAACTAGCATTACAAGATGCGTTAAATCGCTGGAACGCAACACAAAATGCACCGCAAAACGCATTAGATACATACATGGGTTACGTTACTGGCTCACCACGAGGTTCACAAACTACTTCACAAGTATATAGAAATCCTTTATCAGGCGTTGCTGGCGGTGCTGGTATTGGTGGTTCATTAGGCGGTGGTACAGGTGCTTTAATTGGTGCTGGTTTAGGCGGTCTTGCTGGTCTTTTAGGTTAGGAGTTAAGTATGGCAATTTCAGATTTCTTTAGCGGTGGTCAGACTCCAGATTATCTATCAGGCTTGCTTGATGATGAACAATTACGCAGACTTAAAGCTAACGCACAACAAAATGCTTTAATGCAATTTGGTCTATCTGCTTTGGCGCAAGGCGGTTATTCACAAACTCCAGTAGGCATTGGCGAGATACTAGGTAAAGCTGGTATGGCTGGTATGCAAGGTTATCAACAAGGCATACAAAGTGGCATAGAAGGCATAGGCACACGTGCTAAGTTAGAAGAAATGCAACGTAAAAAGAAAGAAGACGCACAGCGTAAAGCATATATGCAGCAATTTGTATCTACATTGCCTGAAGACCAACGTGCCGCAGTTGATGCTATGCCTGAATTAGGTATGAAATTAGCTGAAAAAAAATTAATTCCTCCAGACAAAAAATATCAACAAGTTGGGAATCAATTAATTGATGTTACTGGAACACCGACTGTTGCGTTTACTGGTGAGAAAGAAGTAAAAGCATTACCAACATATAAAGTTCAACAGGGTAGAACAGAGTATACAATGCAAGTACAGCCAGATGGTAGTGAAAAAGTTATTGGTAAAGGGTCAATGGATGCGCCACAAAAAACTTCTGAACCTTCATATTCAATACAAACAGATATAAACGGTAAGGCAATTTATGTACCTAATAAGCCTGGTATGCCATCAATTGATGCAGCAACAGGAAAGCCAACTGTTTATGAACCAGCATCTACGCCAGCGCAAGAAAAAATAAAAGATAAAGCAACTAAAGCTGCAACAATACCAACATTATTAAATGAAGCTAAAAAATTAATCCCTCAAGCTACTGGCAGTAAATTAGGTAATCTTGCAGATGAAGCAGCGGCAACATTTGGTGAATCTACAACAGGCGCACAAAAAATTGCAAGTCTTAAAGCAATTGAGGCTCAATTAATACTTAATATGCCAAGACTTGAAGGTCCACAAGGTGTTTTAGATTTAATTTTATATAAAGAAGCTGCAGCGCAAGTTGGTAATCCAAAGATACCTGCAAATACTAAATTGGCGGCTCTACAAACATTAGAAGACATTAATAAAAGAACTGCAAATCCAAGTGGAGGTATATTGCCAAAAAATGCACCAATGCCAAAACGTAGCAAACAAGACATATTGAATCAATATGGAGTAAATCAATAATGGCTGATAGACAACAATTAGAAAATGCTTTAGTTGCTGCCCATGAAGCAGGAGATACTGAAGCTGCACAAATGTTTGCTAATGAGATTAAATCATTGCCTCCAGCTAGAACAACTGGTGAAGAATTTAAACGTCAGTTAGGTTTAACTGGTCGTTATGGATTAGAAGGACTTGGTTCTATTGTTGATTTAGCACAAGCGCCTATTCGTGGAGCAATTAATCTTGCTATGCCAAAAGATAGACAATTACAACCTGTTTCATTAGGCGGCTCTATTGCTGATGTATTAGGTTTACCACAACCAGAAACTGGAACGGAACGAGTTGTTGGTGATGTAAGTCGTGCTGTGTCTGGTACTGGTGGAATGATGAGGTTAGCAGGTGGATTAACTCCAACAAGTAACATTGGCCGTAATGTTGCCACATCTTTATCTGATAATGCTCTTACACAACTTTCTGGGTCTGTTGGTGCTGGCGGTGCTAGTGGCTTGACTAGAGAAGCAGGTGGGGGTGAAGTAGCACAAATGCTTGCTGGATTAGGTGGTGGTTTTGCTGGTGGCGCTTTAGTTGCTCCAAAATCTATTGGATTATCAAAAGAACAATTACAAAATGTATCAAAAGATAAGCTATTAAATTCTGCACAAAAAGCTGGATATATAGCTTTGCCTAGTGATGTTGGTGCTGGTAAAGTTGCAAAAACACTTGAAACATTATCTGGCAAATTTAAATCTGAAGAACTTGCTTCATCTAAAAATCAAAATACTGCTAATAATTTAACACGTAAGTATTTAGGATTACCTGAATCTGCACCATTAAATGATGATACATTTTCTGCATTAAGAGATTCTTATGCAGAGCCATACAGATTAGCATCACAACTACCAGAAGGTCAAATTGGAACGACATCAACTAAATCTTTAGCTACTGGTAAAGTATCAACAACGCCTGTTATGAAAAATGGCGCACAAATTGTTGATGAACTTAAAATGGCTAGAGATGATTCTCGTGCAGCATGGAAAGCATATAATTCTGGAACAGCAAACAATCCTACTGAATTGAGGAAACAAGCACAATCGTCTGAGAAACTTGTTGTCCAATTAGAAAAACAACTTGAATCTTTAGCTAAATCAGCTAATCAACCAGATTTGTTAAAAGCATTAAATGAAGCAAGACGTAATATAGCAAAAGTATATACAGTAGAAAAAGCAACATTAGGTGAGAATTTAATTGATTATCGTAAAATTGGTAAAGCTATTGATAAAGGCGCACCAGTAACAGGTGAATTAGCTTTAGCAGGAAAATTTGCCAAAGAGTTTCCTCGTGTAAATAAACCTATACCATACGAACCAACTGCGTTTACATTGCCAGATGTTTTTGCATCAGGAGTTGGACTTGGTATTGATGCTTTAACTGGAGTTCCTTTAACAAGCGCATTTCCTGCTGCTCGTGTTGGAAGCAGATATTTAATGGAATCTTCTCCATTTCAACAAAGATATGTCAAACCAAAATACAACAAACTAGTAAATCCATACGTGCCTTACATGGGTCTATTAGGCGGACAGTATAATAACGAGGAATAATTATGGCAAAAACCAAGATAAGCGAGTTTAGTTCTACCCCAGCCAATAATACCGATATTGACGGTATAAACATTGGCGAGGGGATGCTACCTTCAAACGTGAATAACTCCTTCCGTGAGTTAATGTCACAATTAAAGAATCAGCAAGACGGTTCAGACGGCAGCGACTTTACTGTAGGCGGTAACTTAACTGTTGCTGGCACTACTACAACAACCGGAACGCACACATATAACGGTGCAGCTAACTTTAACGGTGCTGTCACCATGACATCTACTGCTAACTTAGGCACTAATGCTACGGTAGGCGGTGGTGTTGTTAATAACACAGTAATCGGTAATACCACAGCACAAACTGTACGAGGCACAACTATAACAGCCACAACAGGCTTTGTAGGTGGTTTAACAGGTAATGTAACGGGTAACGTTACAGGTAACGTAACAGGCGCAGTAGCAGGCAACGTAACGGGTAATGTTACAGGTAACTTAACTGGCAATGTAACGGGTAACGTCACAGCAGTATCTGGCACATCAACATTCAATAACGTAACGATTGATGGCACGTTAGATATGTCATCTGGCACGGTAGGCACTATTACAGGTCTAGCTACTCCAGTTAATCCTTCTGACGCAGCAACTAAAAGTTATGTAGACACCAATGACGCATTAAAACTTAACCTTGCTGGTGGCACTATGTCCGGTGCTATTGCGATGGGTACAAGCAAGATTACAGGCCTTGGTGACCCAACAAGCGCACAAGACGCTGCAACTAAAAACTATGTAGACAATTCTGTTCAAGGTTTGGATGCTAAAGCATCAGCAGTCGCAGCAACTACTGCAAATATTACATTATCAGGCACACAAACTATTGATGGCGTATCTGTTATTGCAGGTGACAGGGTTTTAGTTAAAGACCAAACTGCACCAGCAGAAAACGGTATATATGTAGCAGCCGCATCAACATGGGATAGGTCATCAGACGCAAACACATGGGATGAATTAGTATCTGCCTTTGTATTTGTAGAAGGTGGTACAGCTAACGCTGATAGCGGTTGGACTTGTACATCTAATGCAGGTGGCACGCTAGGTGTTACAGCAGTAACTTGGGTGCAATTCTCCGGTGCTGGTCAAATCACAGCAGGTACAGGTTTAAGCAAAACTGGCAACACAATAAACGTCAACACAGCATCATCAAGCCGTATTGTTGTAGGTGCAGACGAGATTGACTTGGCTACTACTGGTGTTACAGCAGGTACATACAAATCAGTTACTGTGGATGCTTTTGGTCGTGCTACAGCAGGTACTAATCCTACTACGATTGCTGGCTTTGGCATTACAGACGCATACACCAAAACAGAAATTGACACATCGCTATCAGGCAAATTAAACAATACTGGTGGTACAATGTCTGGTGCAATAGCAATGGCCACCAATAAGGTAACAGGCTTAGGTGACCCAACCAATGC